TGTAGATGGAAATGTTATTGGGGGGCATCACTATTTTACGTTGGAAGATAAAAAAGACAGTATAACTTTTAATCAAAAGTGTAAAGAAATTTATATTTCACTGGAAACAACCACTTCAACGGGATCCTTTGAATTGGTTGCCGATTTAACTGGAATTAAAGATAACGAGATGTTTCCCTTAACTGGATCAGGGCTTACAGATTGATTCCTTATAATAAAACGGTCATTTTGTGTTTCGAAAGACTATTTATTTGTGAGTAAATCTATAAGGGAATTTATCTATGTCTTCATTACTAGAACAAGCAATAATTGATGCATCAGCTTTGAAAGAGGCAGCCATTAAAAATGCTGAATCTGCAATTTTGAATAAATATTCAACCGACATAAAAGAGGCGGTGGAAAGTTTATTGGAGCAAGATGAGGATCCATTGGCAGGTGATATTGGCGCCAAGGAAGAAATGAATTCTTCTTCTCCCTTGCAGGACAGTATTCCTCTTGGGGGCGCGCCAGAAGAGGCGCTTGATGAGCAAGAAATTGTATTAAGTATGGAAGAACTCAAAGATATGGCCGAAGTTTTGGCAAATGAAGATTTGATGGGAGATCAGTCCTCGGAAGAGCAATTAGCATCTGATGTTCTTGGTACTTCGGATACGATCCCGACACTGAATAGAGACCAAGAAGTTTCATCGGTTCCCGTTGATGTAACTCTTGAGGAAGAAATAGATTTAGATGATCTCGATGAAATTTTGGAAGAACTTATCGTCGATATCGTTCCTCAAAAAAGCGGCTGGGCTGCAACCCCAGACGACATTATGGATCACAAAGAACAAATGGCTTTGGCTAGGCGCTCCGGAACAGAGGCCCTGGCACAAGTAAAAGCATTGACACAGGCTGGAGAAAGACTTAAAGAGGCTAATAGAGACCTCAAAGCAAAGAATACAAAAATGCTAAAAGCTCTCCAGATCTTAAAAGAAAGTTTTAATAAAGTTAATCTCTCAAATGCGAGATTAGTTTACACGAATCGGGTCTTAACAGACAACTCTTTAAATGGGCGGCAAAAAAAGAAAATTGCCGAAGCTCTGTCAAAATCTGATTCTATTGAAGAAGCAAAGGTAATATTCGAAACTCTAAAAAGCGCTGTGGGAAGTGTAACAGGTAAAGCACGTCCACAATCACTCCGCGAGCACATCGAAAGACCCTCTGCCACTTTACCTAGAAGAGCAGTCAGAACTGCTGAATCTCCTGAATTGGACAGGATGCAGATTTTAGCTGGCATAAAGACAAACAATAAAGGAGATTTTTAAAAATCATGTCTATACTTAATAAGTTAACAGAAGGCATCATTCGTAGAGACCTCTCTAAAGAAGGATCCGCTCTTCTCTCCAAGTGGGAAAAGACTGGTCTTTTAGAGGGACTTAAGAATGAGCGTTCTAAGCATGCGATGGCATCATTGCTGGAAAATCAAGCGAAGGAATTACTTCGTGAGGCTTCCACAATGGCTGGCTCGCCTGCGGGCGACGTGGAAGGTTTTGCTTCCGTCGCTTTCCCAATCGTCCGTCGAGTATTCGGCGGCCTGATCGCTAACGATCTTGTTAGTGTTCAGCCGATGAGTTTGCCCTCGGGCCTCATCTTCTTCCTAGATTTCACCTACGATCGTAATCGTCTGGATACCCTTAGTGGTACTTCCGTATACGGTGGTGGTGTTGTCGCTTCACAGATTACTGGTGGTGTTTCACTTTCTGGCGATCTTGCCGAACAAAGCTACTACGCTTTGAACAACGGCTATTCAAGTCCGACTGGCTCGGGAGTTCCAGTTATTACAATAGTTGCATCTGGCACCGTTGGTGCTGGTGTTCCAGGTAATTGGTTCGGTACTGCTGCCTATATTGCTCTTGGCGATGGTTTGGTTCGTTTCGATCCAGATATTGCTTCCGGAACAAATTGCGCAGTTGGAGCATTCACTTTGACGGACATTACCGCCTTGGGCGCCGCAGGTCAATTCAACATCAAGGATTATATTACCATCACTCTTACTGATGGTGGTTCGACCACATTGTTGGATGGATCTCAGGTACGTCGCCTAACCCGCGATGATTCGGTTACTGCTGGTGAAGTTCTTGTTGTCCTCGCGGCAACCGGTTCTGAAAGTATTGGTGACCTGACTGCCTCTTTGGCTGCTGTCGATGGCGCTAACTTCGTTATTGACGACGCCTTCGATGCTGGTGGATCAGTTGGTTCTGTCACTGGTCTTGACGTGTGGGGATTGGAAAACAATCCGAGCATCCCGGAAATCGACATCAAGGTCGATTCTGTGGCTGTCACCGCGAAGACCAAGAAGCTCAAGGCTAAGTGGACGCCAGAATTGGCGCAGGACTTGAATGCGTATCACAATCTCGATGCAGAGGTTGAGCTTACATCCATTCTGTCTGAGCACATCGCTCTTGAAATCGACCAAGAAATCTTGGAAGATCTCGTGAAGGGTTCCACTGCTCAAACCTTGTTCTGGTCGCGACTTCCTGGTAAGTTCGTTAATCGGACAACTGGTCAAGGACTTGATCCTTCTGTTGGCTATCCAGATTTCACGGGTAATGTCAGTGAGTGGTATGAAACCCTCATTGAAACTATCAATGATGTCTCGGCCCAAATTCATCGCAAGACCCTGAGGGGCGGCGCTAACTTCCTGGTGTGTTCACCAGAGGTTGCAAACCTTCTTGAGTTTACCGCTGGATTTAGAGGCGCTGTGACTCACGATGATGATCGCGGTCAGGTTGGTGCAGTTAAAGTCGGCTCTTTGAGCAAGAAGTTTGACGTTTACGTCGATCCTTACTTCCCACGGAACGTTGTTCTTTGCGGACGTAAAGGCTCTTCTTTCCTCGAAAGCGGGTATGTATACGCGCCTTATGTGCCACTCCAGATGACTCCGACAATCTTCGGTGTCGAGGACTTCGTGCCCCGCAAGGGCGTGATGACTCGTTATGCCAAGAAGATGGTTCGTCCGGATATGTACGGTTTGGTCATTGTTGAAGACTTGGTGTAATATAGTCTAGGACATATTAACACAAAAAATACCCCTCTCCGTTTTTCGGAGGGGGGTTTGTTTATTTGGAAACTAATTAATGTGGAGGGACTATAAATGGCGCTGCCAACACTAACACCAGTCAGCCAAATGAGCAAGGCAATCTTACCCATCACCGGTACAGCGGGAGATGTAGCTGCAACTTTGCCTCTTGGTATATATGCTTCGTCCGACGCCTTTCTTTCTGGTGCCGCAGATCAGGTTGCTTATACTTATAAAAAGATAGGCGGCGATGTCTTAGACATTGAAATGCTGGCAGGAAATGTTTATGCAAATTATGAAGAAGCTGTTTTAGAATATAGCTATTTAGTTAATCTGCATCAATCAAAGAATGTTTTATCTAATGTTCTGGGACAAACAACAGGAACATTCGATCAGGATGGCAACATCGTAACGGGCCCGAGCAACGTTAATTTAAAATTCCCCCGCGTTAGATTCGAATATGAACAAAGAGTGGCCGATAACTATTCCTTTGAAGCCAACATCGGAGGAACTATTCCAATTTATTCAGCATCTTTTGAGCTTAAAGAGGGAGAGCAAGACTATGATTTACAAGCAATCATCTCAGGCTCTTCGGCAACCGGCGTTCAGCCCAATGGCGACCCAGCTATCTTTGCTGGTATTGTCGGAGATAAAAGAGTTATGGTCAAAAAAGTTTTCTTCAAGACCCCGGCGGCAATGTGGAGATTCTTCGGATATTATGGGGGATTGAATGTTGTCGGAAACCTTTTGTACTATGGGCAGTATACTGATGATTCTTCTTTTGAAGTAATTCCTGTATGGCAAAATAAAATGCAAGCCATGGCCTACGAAGATCACTTATGGACAAGATTATCTCATTATTCATATGAATTAAAAGACAATAAATTAAGAATATTTCCACAGCCATCATTATTAAGTGTATATAGATTTTTATGGGTTGAATTTTCAGTTATACCCGATAGTTGGGAAGAGTCGGGCGATGCCAAAACTGGAATAGATGGAGTTAATAATATTAATACCATTCCTTTTGATAATATTCCCTATGAAAATATTAATGCAATAGGTAAACAGTGGATTCGAAGATTTGCTTTGGCATTATCAAAAGAAACACTCGGACAAATCCGAGGAAAATTTAACCCAATCCCAATCCCAGGTTCTGATATTACCTTAAATGCCGACACATTACTGAGTCAGGCACAAGAGGAGCAAGATAAACTCAGAGAAGAATTAAAAACAATATTGGATGAATTAACTTATGCAGAGTTAACAAAAAAGGATGCAGAAACAACAGAGGCGGTCAACACAGTACAAAAGAGAGTACCAATGCTAATTTTCCAGGGATAAATATAAATGAGCAGCAAAAAAGAACAATTTGATGATGATTTCAGACCCTATTTCCCTGAGGAAAAAAAGGCTACTGTACCTGCGCTGAAAGAAATTACTTTTATGCCATCCACCATCGAAACAATTGATTATGCTCTTCATGAATGGTTGAACGAAGAGTTAAATATATTCTGTACAACGAACGATGGATGGAAGAAGGTGCCCATTATATGGTCAATGCCCGAAAGAGCCTTTCAAGTAAAAGAAAATAAAGAGTTGCGCAATCTGGATGATATTTTTACGTTTCCGGTGATGAGTGTAGAGAGGGCGTCTTTAATAAAAGATCCCACCATGAAAGGTGTTGCGTGGTCTCATATTGCTCGCCAAAATGATCCAAAGGGAGGAACTCTTACTGTTGCAAGAAGAATCCAGCAGGAGAAAACAGCAAATTTTGCTAATAAAGACGCAAGAAGAAGATTTAATCAATCGACTTATCCTTTCGATAATAAAAAAGTCGTTTATGAAACAATAACGATGCCTTTGCCAACCTATGTTGTGGCAAATTATAAAGTTACGATTACAACCGAATATCAACAACAGATGAATGAAATTTTTACACCATTTATCACCTCTACGGGACAAATAAATAATTTCTTTATTAATAAAGATGGTCACAGGTTTGAGGGTTTTATTCAAGGTGAATTTGGCCTAGAAAATAACATTTCTAATTTGGGAGAAGAAGAAAGAAAATTTCAAACTACGATAGATTTAAAAATATTAGGATATTTAATGGGGGCCAACAAAAATGATGAGCAGCCAAAAGTTACAATTAGGGAAAGTGCTGTTGAATTCAAATTTGTAAGAGAAAGAGTAGTAATGGGTGACAAAAAGGATTATTAATTATGGCTGAGAACAAATGGGAAAAACCTTCAAATCCGCCGCCACCTCTTTTTCTTGGTGAAAAAGAAAGAGATCTTGTAAAGCAAGTTAATGATGAGCTTATGGAACGAGTCATTGGACAGGCTATAACTTATTTCCCGCTTTCCATGGAGAGAACAAATTTTCATCCCTTGTATGGTGAGGCGATAGAAAAGTGTTTTCTTCCTCCTGTTAGAGTATATGTGCTTGTTGAATTCGATGGAATCAACACTGTTACAGAAAACTATGGATTGGATAAGAGTTATTCTTTAACTGTCCGATTTCATGAAAGAAGATTATTTGAAGATCAAGACCTTTATGTGAGAGAAGGAGACTATATACAGTATGGCTCCTCCTTCTTTGAGATTGTCACGCTCACGGAAGAAAGAGAAATATTTGGCCAAGTCCAAGCAAGATTCCAATTGGCGGCCAAGTGCATTAGATCGAGAAAGGGATTGATGAATTTTAAAGTTATTTCTTAGGATTTTTAAAAAAGCAAAAAGACCTCATTAGACATTTATTGAGTCTTTCGCAATTCCAGGAACTATTTATTATGTGATAAAGTAATCTAGATTTAGAGGAGAATCTCTTAGATGTCAGTTAAAAAATTTAAATTTGTATCTCCAGGCGTTTTTGTCAGGGAAATTGACAATTCACAGCTTCCGCAGGTTAATAGAGATGCAGGGCCAGTAGTTATTGGCCGCCTGCCACAAGGACCGGCAATGGAGCCAGTGAAAATCAACTCTTTTTCAGACTTTGTTGATGTATTTGGAAATCCAGTTCCGGGTAAAGCAACTGGGGATGTGTGGAGAGACGGAAACTATCAAGGCCCGACATATACATCTTATGCTGCTCAAGCTTATTTGAGAAACAGTGTTGATGCCATTACTGTTGTTCGTTTAGCAGGAATGGAAAATGAAGATGTGACAGGAGACCTTGGCGCTGCCGGATGGGGAACTGCGGATCTTAGCACTTCGGTCGGAGCAAATGGTGGTGCTTATGGGTTATTTCTATGTAATCCTTCTGCCTCCGGAGACACTTCATCTACTCACAACGGTTATTTGGCCGCAATTTGGTATCTTCCAACTGGGAGCGCCGTAGGTCTTTCCGGCACACTCGCTGGCACCACCGATATGTCAGGTGGCATCGGAGTTCTTCTTAACCCGTCTTCGGATGTGGGATCCAGTGATGGCCCAGATTATACTGCCTATATTAGAAATAACTCTGGCACTGACACTCTGTATAAAACAACATTTAATCTCGATCCGTCATCTAGGACGTTTATTCGAAAGGTTTTTAATACAAATCCACAATCTACAGGTCCGGTTATCCCTGCCAGTTCCTTTACACGAGGGGAAAATTTTTATTGGCTTGGTGAGAGTTATGAATCTTTCATTCAAAAGAAGTTAGATACGGGTGAATTAGCAACTGGTTCTTACGGTCTTATTTTGCCATTTGATAATAATACAAAGGCACACTATAGAACAGATTTTAGTATCGCCTCGACGGGTTGGTATTTTTCTCAAGATGTTGGCACCGATACGGGCTCTTATACTGCTGATAAAATGCAAAAGCTTTTCAAAGTGCATGCGCTGGAGCCGGGTAAGTGGGTTCAGGATAACTTGAAAGTGGCCATCCAAGACTTAACATATTCCAGGGATACTACAGGTACTCATCCTTATGGGTCGTTTACGGTTGTTCTTCGGAGGGCCGGCGATACAGATAGTAGCCCACAAATAGTTGAAAGGTTTTCAAATTGTGATTTGAATCCACTTTCAGATAGTTATGTTTCCAAGAAGATTGGCGACAGATACAGAGTGTGGGATCAAGAACAAACTGTCTTAAGAGAGTATGGAGAATATGATAATTCTTCTAAATATATTAGAATCGAAGTAGATGATACGGTTAGAAATGGTATTGCTGACCCCGTATTACTACCATTCGGCGTTTACGGGCCAGACAAAATCATCGATGTTACTATAGCAAGCGGCAGTGTCGGCTCCACTTTCGCGGCGGTTTTAGAAACCGGTTCATCTGGCCCGGATAATAATCCCAACGCCGCTGGTGATAATATTAATACTGGCACGATTGGGGACTATACACTTAATTTAATTTTCCCCGAAAGTCAATTGAGAGTTTCGTCATCTGCTGGAGCATTGACAGATCAGACAAATGCTTACTTCGGATTAAATGTCTCGGCATATCTTGAAAATACTACTTTTTATTCAAGCGACAAGGCCGGGACTGGATATCCAGATTATGTATATCCACTAGGAGCGATCGCGACGGCTCAAAGAACCCCACAATGGGTATTCTCCTTGGACGACCTCGTTAAGCCGCTTGACAAGAACTACGTCTATTGGCTTTCCGGAAGCCGCGCTGGCGGGACTTCATATTCTGCCACCGGAAGTTGGAGAGATGTTATTGATGATGACTGGGTGAGATTTAATTCTCCCCTCGCTGGTGGCTTTGATGGATTGGATATTCAAGAGGTTGAACCTTTTAGGAATGCTGGCATGACAGCCGCGACCCTTGCAACAAATTATGCCTTGAACACTCTTCGTGAGGGAGTAAGCATCGTTTCCGACCCGGAAGCCGTCGCTTGTAATATAATTACGGTTCCAGGAATAACTAATGATACTATTACGAATCATGTGTTGCAGGTCTGCGAAGATCGCGCGGATGCATTGGGAATCATTGATATAGACAATGTATATACACCTTTCACAGAAACTTCAACCGCGTATTCTTCCCCGACAAGCCGCGCAGCCATTTCGGTTTCCCCGGCAATTGTTGGTTTAGAAAATAGGCAAATAAATAACTCTTATGGATGTGCTTACTACCCATGGGTTCAGATTCAGGATACTGTTACTTCTAATAACCGGCTTTGGGTACCACCCTCTGTTGTTGCTTTGGGAACCATGGCTTCTTCGGAAGCACAGTCGGAAGTATGGTTTGCTCCTGCTGGATTTAATAGAGGTGGATTAACTGCCGGCTCGGCTGGGATCCCCGTCTTAAATGTAAGTCAAAGATTGACTTCCAAGGATAGGGATAAGCTTTACGATGCGAATATCAATCCGATTGCTTCGTTCCCGAATGAGGGAATTGTAATCTTTGGACAAAAAACGCTTCAAGCAACACCATCTGCACTGGATAGAATTAATGTTAGGAGAATGCTGATTTATGTTAAGAAGCAAATTTCAATATTCGCAAACGGAATCTTGTTTGACCAGAACATAGAGGTTACTTGGGACAGGTTTAAAGCTGTAGCAGTACCCTTCCTGGCGAGCGTCCAGACAAGACTCGGATTAAGTGATTTCAAATTAATTTTGGATAGCACCACAACTACACCAGATTTGGTTGACCGAAATATCGTGTACGCCAAGATCTTCTTAAAGCCCGCTAAGGCAATTGAATATATTGCGCTTGACTTCGTTATTACGAATCAAGGTGCAGGTTTCGAGGATTAAAAATGATTTTAGCTACTATATATAATGTAAGCAGGAGATTTTAAAAAAATGGCTGATAATTTTTGGACAAGCAAGGGCGTAGACCCGAAAAGAAAATATAGATTTACGGTTAGTCTTGCTGGCGGCGCCGCAAGAGAAAACGCTTTGGAGGCTGCCGCCCCAATTTGGTTTGCAAAGACGGTTGATAAGCCAGAGATTACAGTCAATACGGCAGATGTCAACTTTATGCAACATAAGTTTTATTTTCCCGGAACAGTTGAGTGGAATGAAATTTCCCTTGTTTTAACAGATCCGATCAGTCCAGATGCAGCTAACGCAACTGTAGAATTATTGGAAGCTATGGGATATCTAGGCCCAGAAGGCGCGGTTCAAAATTTGTATTCTATAAGAAAATCTCAATCTTTTGAAGTCATAATTAAGCAAGTCGACGCAAATGGGAATACCCAAGAAACTTGGACATTAAAAAATGCATTTTTAATCAAACTTGGATTTGGCGACTTGGATTATACTTCCGAAGATTTGTCGGAAATTACAATGACATTTAGATATGATTGGGCCCAATTTGATAGTCCAACCCGAGGCTCATCGGGTGGTTTCAATGGCACCCCATAAAAAAGTTAAAAATAAAAAAGAGGTGAAAATTGGCTAGAAATAGTGGCAGTAGGCTAGGCAAAGAACTAGGCGCTACTGAAACCCCCTCGGATGATTCCATTGCAGCAGCAATGCAGTCACAATCTGAGGGGTTGTCTTTCACAACACCAACAGAGTTCGTAGAGCTTCCTTCAATGGGGCGCTGTTATCCAGAGGATCATCCTCTACATGGTGTTGAGAGTATTGAAATTAAATATATGACAGCGAAGGAGGAAGATATTCTTTCTTCTAAAACGCTTATTAAGCAAGGTATTGCAATTGAGAGATTTCTTAAGAATATTATTATTGATAAGTCGGTAAAAACCGATAAGTTGCTATCGGGAGATAGAAACGCTATCCTCGTTGCAGCAAGAATTAATGGATATGGTGCAGAATATTCAACAAAGATAGTATGTCCAGCATGCATGAATTCTTCTGATTATGAGTTTGATCTCTCTGAGGTAGAAATAAGAGAATTTAATTCAGAGCCAGATGATGCCGTTTGGACAGAGAATGGTACTCTTGTTGCGACTACTCCGATTACGGAAGTGGAAGTAGAAATGAGGCCGATGACAGGCAAGGATGAGATGTATATTTCTCGTCTACAAGAATCAAGAAAAAGAAAAAAATTACCAGAAACCCCACTTACAGATTTGTTAAAAACAATTGTAGTTGCTGTTAATGGAAACGAAACAAAGAGTTTAATTGGAGAATTTTTAGAAGTTATACCCGCCCGAGATTCAAAACACTTGCGCACAATTTATGAGAAGAACATTCCAAATATTGACATGACTCAAGAATTTGAATGCTCTTCTTGCAACTATGGAACGGATCTGGAGGTGCCGTTCACTACGGACTTTTTTTGGCCTAAGTGATGAATACATCCAATCTGTTTATGAAGAATTCTTTTTGATGAAATACCATGGGGGATGGAGTTTCATTGAGGCTTACAACCTTCCCATTAAAATTCGCCGTTGGTTCTTACAGCGCCTATCAGATCAGATGCAAAAAGAAAATGATCAGATGAAAAAATCATCGAAAGCCAAGAGATAATAGATATTTCTTGGTTTTTTACTATTTATAATACGGGGAGAATATTACTATGGCCTTTTGGACTGATAAAAACACTGAACCACTTCAAAAATATCGTTTTCAAGTTGTTACAATTCTTTATAAAGGAAAACCATCTTTTACTAAGAAGGGCCTATTTCAAATTACAGGTAGAAAAAGTTATAATATTCCATCGCACCTAATTAAGTCAGTAAATATGCCCGATTTGTCATTGACTATAGATCAGTTGGCAGCGAATTTACAAGTTTCTCAGTCTATAATAACAGCAAGAGATCCGACCTACAATGAACTGGAGCTTAAATTATATATGACGCCCGCATTGATGAAGGATATAAGAGAAATGGTTCAGACATATACTCAGAATCCCATGACAAGCAAGGTAAAGACTACTGTATCTTGGGCTTATGATCTTATTAACAGATCTAATATAATGGTTTATATGTATAATTCCGCCGGCAAATTGGTTCGAAGAGTTACATTTTATCAAGTAATGCCAACAGCTTATAATTTGGGAGATTTTGAACATGGATTATCTGATGTGGTGGAAGGATCAATTAAATTTCATTTTAATTCGCTGCTTCCTGGTGCACCCGCTCTGACTTCTACGGGAGGGACCGATCCCGACGAGGGCTCCGATGAGAAAAAGAACACCGCGAAGAAGAAGAAAAAGGGTACAATTGTTGTACAGTGAAATACAAATTTAAAAAGGAAATAAAATATCATGCAAAATATTGAAATAGATTTAGAAGAAATGAAAAAAAATGAAGATATGCTCAACGAAAGTTTCTTGAGAATGTATGGAAATGCCATCGAGATGATATTGAAGTATATGTTTGGAATTCCCCTATTTGGAGCTTCCAGCAGCATCAAGGGAAAAGCAGTAGATGTCAAAGCTTTTGCTAAAGCCATTGGCGGCGAGAAAAAGTATATTGAAACAGCTAAAAAATATGGGTTGAACGATCCGAAAACCTATAAACAAAAAAGCAGCCTCACAAGGGCAACAAGTGCTTTTGAAAAAACCACTGGCATCAAATGGCCGTTTAAGTAAGGGGAAAATTAAGGAACAATAATTAATGGCAGACGACGGAACAGTATCAGCAGAAAGTGTGGAAATGACAGAGCGCCTTGTGAAAGCGATGGAGCAATTGGGTGCGGTACTGCCACTTATTGTTAAGCAGATGGCGGCCCTCGCAGCCGGCGCAGACGATTTGTCGGGAAGCGAGCTTCAAGATGCTATAGAAAAATTCGGTGGAGGTTTGGAGGACTTTGGAGCTACCATGGACGAAGCCGGCCGAAACCTGGGATCCCTTAAGAAGGGGTTGGCCGGTATGGGAGATGCAATGGCCGGGGCCATTGGCATTAATTCAAAGCTGGGAAACAGCATGAAAATGAATGCTACGTTGTTGCTCAAGGACGCCGGGGCCCGGAAGATGGTGACACAGGGCTTCAAACAAGCGTTTCATCCTATGAACTTGATCGTAAGCCTTAATCAAAAGCTGTTCGAGTCCACGATGGACCTTATGTATGCAACCGACAAGTCGTTGGTATCTTTCAACAAGTCGACAGGCGCCCACAAACTTTATGCTAACGAAATAACAAATCTCGAAAAGGAGATGCATGAATATAATATCTCCATAGGAGACGTGGGAGAAAGCTATACTTCTATGACAACGACGATTATGAGCCTTAATAAGATGTCCAAGGCAAATCGCAAGGAAGTTGCAACAACTACTGCAATGTTAAATGAGTTGGGGGTCAACACCGATACGACAGCGAACAATATTCAATTTTTAACAGCGGTCCTCGGAGAAAGTGGAAAACAAGCAGCAAAAACCCAGAGAGATTTATTTGTGCTTGCTCAAGCCGTTGGGATGCCTCCACAACAAATGGCCGATGATTTCAAAAATGCGATGCCTAAGTTGGCGGCGTTTGGAAAACAAAGCACGGAAGTATTCAAAAAGATGGCCATCAATGCCCGTGCAGCAGGAATGTCCGTTGAACAAATGATGAATATTACGGAAAAGTTCGACAAATTTGATACTGCTGCCGAAGCTGTCGGTAGATTAAATGCTGCCTTAGGTGGACCCTATCTGAGTACACTGGAAATGGTGACAACAACCGACCCTACTGAAAGAATGAAACTTATGTCCAACGCAATTCGAGAAACTGGAAAGTCTTTCGATAGTATGGAATATTACGAAGCAAAAATGATTGCTTCTT